CCAAGAGGACCTGAGTTATTTCCACTTCCACCACCAGTACTTCCACCTCCTGTGTTAGGTTGTGTAGCACATAAATCTCCTTTTATAACTTCAACACCAGGTATATTAGAAACACTTCCTTCTTGTGCACAAATCATAACCTGTCCTCCTGCAGATATTTCTAATGATGTTACTGTGTTTCCTAGTTCATCTTTATACGTTACATTTACAGGTTGTCCTACAAATGGGTCGTTATTATATACATCATATAATCCACTAAGGTCTGGTATTGCAGTGTTTCCAAATCCACCCAATCCTGTAAAATTGTTTTGATTATAGTATTGATAATTTGATGTTGTTGTTCTGTTTATAACAGAATAGAAAAAGGTATTTACTGTTTGAATAATTTTTGGAACTTCTCTAACATCATCATTTATTCCAAATTTTATATGTCCTACATCATGTGTAATTGTAAATGAATCATATTCAACTCCCGATTCGATTCCAGCTGCCACACCATTTAATTTCCATTTGATAGTGGCTGTTGCAGACCAAACATAATATTGTTTAGTAACAGTTGGTATTGTATCTTCATATCTACACGAACCATCATCTACTGTTGCATTTGGATTATAGTTTAATGAACTAGGGTCTGTACAACCAGCTACTTCAATATCTTCCACGTCATATAAACAACTACCATCATCTTCTTTTGCAAGAGGATTATAGTTTTTAGAATTAGGGTCTGTACAACCTCTGACTATTGCAGATACATCTTCAGGAATTGTACTTTCATAAATACCATCAGATGTTGTTGTTTTTAAAATATTTTTTACTTTATCTAAAGTTATTTGTTCTTCTTTTGTTAAAATATTATCTTCTATAATATCTCTTTTAAATAAAAATTTATCTATAATGTTTATTAATGATGATTCTAAATCAGTTTTTAATTCTTTTAATGAAAGTTCAATACATTCTTGTTTATTTCCAAGTGGTTTACCATAATTAATATTTTTAATATCCCAACCATATCCATCAACATAATATTTTATTGATTCAATCCACTTATCTCTTATTTTTAATAAAAAGGAATCAAAATTATTTATTTTAAATTCTTTTTTAATTAAATTAATATATTGTTTTCCTTCCGCTTCTGTTCCTTTTCTGAAAGTTATAAATTCTTTAATTTTTTGTAGATTAATACTATCAATATATTCTCTAATGTTATAAATTATATCATCTCTAAAAGTTGATTTGTTTGTAAAAACCGAATATCGTTTTTCTAAATCTTCATCTGTTGATTTATTTTTAAGAGGAAGTATTCTAATTTCTGTTCTTGATGGCGATACTTCGTGTATCCAAGTTTTATCTAAACCCACCTCAGAACCAATTCTTCTATTTAAAAAAGTTACTTGAGTTTTAAAGATACCATTGGAATATCCTGAATCTAATATAAGTTGTTGTAAATCAATAATATAATCATCTGAATCGTTTGGTTTGTTTGTATATGGGTTTTTAGGCAAGTTTAAAAAATACTTTTTGTAATCTACATCATCAGTTGAAATGTATTTTACTAGTTTTCCATCTTCTCCTTGTGGCAGTTGATTATCATTTGAATCATAAAGTATGAATTCAATCATATCATCACAACCCAGCCCATAGTTAGATTTAGTTAGTTCTTGTTCGAATATTTTTCTATCCTCACTTTCAACTAAGTATCCTTTTCTATCTACTATATCTTTAAATTCTTTAATTGCCATTTTAATTTGCCTTTAAATATCTTTGGTAAAACTTATCTCCACCATATAAATCATAAACCATATAAGAGAAGTATCTACCAACCCATTGTGTAAACTGTCCTCTTAAATTATTTTTTGGTAACACTCCTAAATCATACGCCATCCACTCTGTCCATGGTTTACATAAAAAGTAAATTGCCGGAGTATATTGTGGGTTCTTTCTCATAAACTTTACAACTTTTCGAGCCCACATCTGATATCCAATTACTAATTTAGGGTCTGTAATAAATCTTTTATCTCCCCATCTTTCATCCGCATCCCATATGTGTTCTGGTAAATATCCTTGATGATAAAGTTCATTACATATAATTTTTTTCTTCTTAGAATTTGCTGCATTTGATGCTGTTGCTTGTGCAGCCTTTACTGATGCATTTGCTTGAGCTATTTGTTGTTCAAATATTTGTGCATTTGTTGCTATTGTTTGTTGAAGTGTTTCATTTGAAGCTTGTAATGCTTTCACGATTTCTTTTTCTGATTCAAGTTGTGATTGTAATGTTTCCTTCTGTGCCTGTAATCCTCTTGTTTGAGCAGTTAATGAAACTCGTTCAATTCCTTCTTTTGTACCTTTAATAACTGAGTTTTGAAAATCTACTGAGAGTTCTCCAAACTTTTCAGTTAATTTTTCAAATTCACTTTGTTGAAAATCTATTTGTGATTGTAATGTTTCAATTTGTGAATTTAAAACTTCAACACTACCTTCTAATGTCTCTACACTTGATATTAAATTATCTCTTTCACTTGTTATTTCTTGTAATTGATTATTTAATAATGTAATTTCATTTAATTTCTTTTCATATTTTTCGTATAATATATACCTTGGTTTTTTTGGTTTTTTATTTTTTACCAATTCATCAACCTTTACATCAACCGCCTTTTTTAATTCTTCTTCATTATATTTTGGTTTAACAATATTTAAATTTGATTCACCTGAAAAAGTTTCTTGGTTTGGATTTATATCATCATCTCTATAAACTAAATCTTCTTTTAGTTTATTTTTTATTAATTTTCCTTTTATTCTTTCTTCACCAAATGGTTTTGGAGATTTTGGTAATGGTTTTATTTCTTTACCATTTTTTTTTCGCACAACGATTTTATTAGATTCATCTCTACGGATTCCTCTATCACCTTTTTTGACTAACTCGTCTATTCTAAATTTATCGTTTAACGCCATTTTACTTCTCTACGGTGAAAGTTAAATCCTTATCAGTAAAGTATTCAATTACACCACTTCTATTTGTTTTTATTTCTATATAGTAATCTCTATTATATTCAAAGTTACTTAAATTTAATTTAAAATAATTACCATTTGAATCACAACTTACTTTTGTATAGTCATCATTAAATGGAACCACCACTTCATCTGTTACTATATCTTTAATCTGATAGTAAGTAGTTGATGGTAAATAATATACGTCTGTATAAGAATATTCGTTAGTGTAAGTTTTAAGAGGATATTTTTCTCTCCCAAAAACTCTGATTGTAGGTTTACTTCCTCGTTTGTATCTTACTTTTAATCTCTTAAATGTGATATGAATATCATCAGCAGTTAGTGCACTAAGAGAACCAGTAGAGAAAGAAGAATCATCCCAACCAATTCTTAACTTCGGTTGGTATATAGTATTTGTTTCTTTTGAAAAGAACTTTAATTGTCCATAATCTGTTGTATTATTTTCTAAAGATGAATCGTGTTTTATAATCCATCCTTCATTTGGTATCGAACCACTAATCCAAGAATTAAGTGAAGTTAAAACATCCATTTCGATATTATTACTTTGATATGAAAACGATTGTGAAGAAGCCGAACCAGTGTACCATGTTCCACCTTTTCCATTAAAAGAACCTGATGTTCCTGTTGCAAATCCACTTCCTAACCAATTTTCGGTAGTTCTCGTTTCCCAAGAACACCCATCTACTGAAATATTATCGAAACGAGTTCCTATTCCCATATCCCAAGATTGTGAAACAGGATATGCATATAATGTGTAATCAATTGGTATTTCATCTACATCACATTCATTAAGTATTAATTCTGCAGAAGACATTGTAATCTCTCCACTTACAATTGATGATGATATTGCATTAGTATCAAACTTAATTAAAGAACGAGCGATATCTTTTAAGTTACCATAATATGTTTTAGATACTTCTAGTATTTCATCCAATCCAGTATTTTGAGTTGGTTGTTGTAAGTATATTGATGCATCTTTTGATGCTGTTACGAAATAGTACATTATAAAACTCTCCCCTTTATATCTTTATTTGGAAACTTTACTTCAAATACAGATGGGTCTAAAGATGGATAAACCATTTTACCCTTAGTTGCATCTAATATATTATAAGAATGTGATGAATAGTTTCCTAAACATTTGTTTGTAATTTCACACTTTGGTACTGACTGTACTCCTTCTACACCAGCTATTAATAATTCAATTTCAGAAATGTTTATTGGCATATTAAAAGTCCAATTATCAATATTAAAATAATCTTTTAGTTCATTTATACACTTAGTAAGAACTTCTCTTTTAGTATATCCACCATAAACTCTTATTTCAAAATCTAATCCAACATTAATAATATACCCATCTATAAAATTTATACCATCAGTTAACATTCTATATTCTCCTAAATATGTTTTTAGGTTTTCTTTAACTGCACGATTTAGTGTACTTAATTTTTTTGATGAATCATATCCAAGTGTATATAAATTAATTGCAAATGGATTATTTTTTTCGTTTTGATTTCCCTTTTTACTTACTAAAAAGTTTTTTAGTTCATCTTTAATTTGTTGTTCTGTTAATTTTTTATCACCTAAGCTCTGAACTAATCCTGCAAACTCTTCAAGAGAATTAGGATTATTTAAAATAGAAGCAGGGGAGTTATTATCTAACTCACCATCTGGTGCACAGTATGCTTTTGCTATACCACCAAATTTAGATGGAAGTGATAATGCTCTTACTTGGTAATCTTTTCTTGTTACCGCTCTATTTTGAGATGAAAAGTTTCCTAATGAATTTTCTCTTATTTCATCAATAGTTTCTTCTCCTCTTCCACCAGTAGCAGGTGTTTCATTATCAACAGCAACAGATGATTTACCAGAATTATATAATCTTAATTCAGCTGGAGTAAATAAATCAGTATCTTCATCATATTCAATTCGTTGTATTGCTGTTAGTTCACCCTTGGAAACATTTGATTCAACACCACCACCAACTAAATACTGTATCGTAAACTCACCACTTGGTGCCTGGCCATATGATTTTGTTTTTAAAAAGTTTGATGGGTCAAATGAAGCTCCTAGTTTATCAATAGAATTATTTAATCCCAATCCTACATTTTTGAAGTTTGGAATTAAACTTTCATCATTTGTTGCGGTTCCTCCACCAAATACAATTGATGTTGAATTATCATCATTTATTTCTGTTGTAAATCTTCTAGATGTTTTTAGTACCTTTAATATTCTTGATACTCCATCAGTTTGGTGTTGTGATAGGTCTTTATCATATTGTTCGGTATTTGGATAATCAATATAAACCATTTCTTGTGCAAGATACGGAACATTATACCACTTGTTTCCATTAGAATCTCTTACATCAACAATATCAATTACGTTTGTATCAGCTATATTAATTTTAGAAAAAGAAGTGTTGTTACCAAATGTATATGTAAACTCTTTTAATTCGGCTGATATAGCCTTTATTGTTTTTTTAACCAAGTATTGAATTGGTTTTGTTGTATCATTAGGGTCATATGCCCATACTGTAATCTCTCTATCATTTTTATCATTAAAATCAAGTAACTCAGATGTTCTAAATTTTGTGTTTGTATTTGAAGATTGTACAATCATTCCTTCTTTTATTCTTAAATAAAATCTAGAATCTGGTTCGTAATTAGTTCCTGTTTTACTATTTGAATTATATATTGATGGAACAAGTTGATATACTGATATTTCTGCTACTGCTGGTGAAGTTACCTTTGGTTGATATCCCAAGTACTTTGCAAGAGCAATAACATTTGCCTTATCTTCAGCATATAACATTAATGATTCTTTTAATGAATCATCGGTATAATAAGAAAGTATATCTCCAACATAAGATGCCATTTCAATAAACATCATACCAGGTGATGATTCATTGAAATCAGAATGAGTTTTTGGAAAATAAGTTTTTGCGTATTCAATTAGATTTTGTCTAAATTGTACAAAATCTTTATTAAGATATTTTATATCTCTACCATTATTACTTTTAAATGTTGCCGAGTTTAATGCCATTTTATGTTCCCTGTACTGTAAATGTTAATTCATGTAAATCTATTTGATTTCCTACTGTAAATTCCAACTCAACATTAACTTGATTTTTATCTTTCAATTCATCGGTCATTTCAATATCTATATTTTTTATTGTAACATATGGTAACCAATAACTTACATTCTCTGTTATTGTTTGTTCTATTTTTTGTTCAAGGTTATCATCTGCCTGTTCAAATAAAAGAGATTGTAATCCTGTACCAAAGTTTGGTTGCATTATTCTTTCTCCCTTTTTTGTGAGAAGTAAATTTTTCAAATTACTTTTTGCTTGTTCAAATGATACAAAGGCTTGTTGGAAGAATCCTGTTTCTCCTCTACCTAATGGTAATGTAATACCATAAGCATAAGAATCAAATTCTTTCGTATCTTTTACTACCTTTCTACCAATAACATAAGCCATTTTTATTTACCCTATCTTTTAAACTTTTTTACAAGTTCAGAATTATCTCTATTTAATATTTTGTCTAAACCAGGTAATCCTGTCTTAACACCAAGTCCTGTTTTGTTTGGTTTTGTTGCAACATCACCATATCCCATTTTAGCTGCCATCTGAGTTCGTAATCCACTAACACCAGCTCCTGCTCCTTGAGAAGTAAATGATACTGTTTTATCCATACTTTCTTGAATTGGTTCTTGTTGTGGTAAATTATCTAATACAGATGCTCCACCACCAGGTGTTCCACCGCCTGCTCTTTGAGCTTTTGTAAATGGTTTTGTTTGGTTTAAAACCTCATTCAATATTGGATTTCTTGAAAGTTGTTTTGTTGGTGCCTGTCTTTGTTCCGTTAATGCAAGTTCTGCTTGTTCAAATGGGTCTACCACATCCTCTACAACTACTTGCGGAGAGGGAACGCTGACTACACCTCCCTTCGCCTCTGCTAATCTTTTATTTACTTCCTCTGCCAATATTTTTGGAAAAGTTTTCGATAAAAATCGTTCTTGTTGTTTGGCAGTTTCTACCTCAACAAGAGTCTTTATTACTTTTATTAATTGTTTGTTGTTCATTTTGAATTCTGTTTATCTTAATATAAATATATGTTCTTTAATTTTATGGTTAATCAACACATGATGGGGGTAAAACAAAGCCTAAATATTTTTTTGGTACTTTTCTAAATGCACCACAACCATTTCTATTAAATCCTCCACCACTTGTATTTCCTTCTATTGTAATTATACCACCCGATTTAGTGACAGCTGCTACAATTCCTATATGATGCGCATCTGATACTGAACCATATAAAACAGCTGCACCTACCTTTGGAGTAGTAGACCAATAACCATTTTGTTTTCCCCAATTCATCCAAAAATCACAACCAGCTCTTCCATTTGGTGGTAGAGGTAATCCAGCTTCTTTCCACCAAGTTGTTACTGCGGCTGCACACCAATAATAACCACTACCAGTTTTTTTAACTTTAGCCTGATTATCTAATCCACAATTATCAAACATTTCATCTATTCTACCAGGTTCATCTTTCTGAACTCCGCCAGGAAAACCACCATAATTATTACCAGGTGGTGAACCTGTTTCTAATATTCCAATATCTTTTTTAGCTATCTGAACTACCTTTTCTCCTGCTTCACATTTATATTCTTCAGGTGTTTCTTTTTCTAACTCTTCGGCTTCTTCTTCAGATATATTTACAGGTACACTATTTACTTTACCCTCATTTAATTGAGTTTGTTTTAATTTAGAATATTCTTGTGCAGATGTTCTTCCTTGTTGTGGTAAAGAAGTATCATTTGCAACTCCATCTGCTTCTAATTTTTCTTTTTCTGCTTCCTGTTTATGTTCTTCATCCATTTCATCATTCTTTAAAAGGTTTCCAAGTTTCTTTAAAACTTTAGTTAGAAAACTTTCTGACTCAGGTTGTTCTGAGGTTTGTGATGGGGTTCCGCCTCCAATAATAGTATATCCTGTCCAAGGCCTAATTCCTTTTTGTGGAATTGGTGATGGAATTGAAGGATATAGTGATGTTGTAAAATAAAACCCACTTACTGTTGTAAGATGCTGTTGTATTCCTAAAATTAAACTATCTAGTAAAATGTTACTATCATTGTTAGGAAATGTTGGTGGTTGTGGTGCCCATGTTCCTATGTTACTAACAATAGATGAATTTAATAATATATTACCAATTGTTGCAATTGCAGGTATTACTGGTGGTACTCCTACAATAAACTCTGCACCAATCCAATACTGTCTTGTTGCATCTCCTAAATCATTAACAAAGTCATGTGTACCAGATTTTTTTTGTAAACTTTTTCTACAAGCAAATATTACTGAGTTCTTCATTAACTCGGTATTTCCACTAATAATTTTATTATTATTTATTGTTTGAAATCCTGATTTAATTAATAAATCATATTCAAATGTTAGTTTATCTGCAAAATCTTCAAACCGTTTTATACCGGATTGATTTTCCATATAACTTAGTAGGTTTTTTTTAAAAATGGAAACAGACATCTTATTCAGTAAAGTTTGTAGAAGATAATATTGTATCTAGTTTATTTTTTATATTCTTAAAATCTGCTTTATTGTTTGGTCCTACTGCTGTTGGCCCTGCAGGGGTTGAAAATATTTGTTTGTTAATAGTATCTATTAATTCTGCTAACAAATCAATTAAAGTTTGTCCTCTTGCAATTGGTTCTTTTGTTTCTTCCGTATTAAGAAATATTTTACCTTCTTCTCCTTGTCCTAAAATAAAAACAGGATTATCATTAGTTGTTATTCTTACTTCTCCATTAAAATCCATTTCAGCACCATCTAATCCATTATCTATTGTAAGTTTTCCATCTGATATAAATGAATAATTACCTTTTGAGAAAAATATCATTTCTGAATCTTTAGCGGATAAAACTATTCTACCACTATTGATTAAAACTTGGTCTGTTCCTTTTAGTTCTGGTGATTCGTGGTAAACTACATTATCATTTGTTTCTAATGTAACTTCATCGTTTCCAGGTAAAAATGGAAGCTCATACTCTCCACTCGAAAGAATAATTGAAGAACCATCATTTACAATATCTTCTTCTGTTGGTTCGAACTCTTTTAAATCTTCAATAGATTTATCATTCTGTCTGTTACGAATAATAATAGTTGGAGCTAATTTATTTTCTTCATTATTATATCCACTAAATCTAATTGATTGACCAAACCTACTTTGAATTATCTTATCACCTTCATAAAATTTTAAAGGATTAATTTGAGTTGATTCAAAATATTCTCCTATTTTAGTTTCTCTAACAGAATTATCAGTATTACTAGTATTATTAGCAATACCTGTTTGAGATGTTTCATTATATGATTTTCCTTGTGATACAGATTTTTCTTCTTTTGGAGTTCCTTCTAGTAATGCATTTTCAACTGCGTTACCTGTATTAATATCTATACTTGGTATTCGTTTATAAAATAGTGTAGCCCCAATTTTTATCAACTGTACTACTTCTCCTATTAATGGAATTCCCTCATCAGGATTCATTGGTGGATATTCTGGTATATTTTCTAAATCATGTGTCGAATCGGTTCTGCTTGCAATCTTACAATGACCAATAACCATTTCTTTATCAGATACTTTATCAACTAAGTCATCTGGTAAAGCAATAGTATTTGCTTTGCTATCATCAAGGTGTACAAAAACAACTACACCTGTACTTCTATCAAGCGAACTGTTAATCGTAGGTTTTTTGTTTGCGTTAAAAGAGCTATTTGATATTGCTACTCTACTACTCATCTATATCTACCTTTTGTTTTAATTCTTCAACTTCATTAGTTAAATCATCAACTTTTGTTTTTTCATTTTCTATTTCAATAACAGTATCTTCAAGTTGTTGAAGTAATTGTTCTTTTTCTTGGTCACTAAGGAATCCTGTATCGCCATCTACTTTTTCTTTTGATGCAACCATTCTTTGTGCAATTGCAGCCATCTTAAGAAGTGATTCATCGTTTCTTACTGATGTATCAACTAAATCTTTTATGATTGGACCAATTACCGCCATATCACCAGAATGTCTAATTACCTTTTTCATTTCAGCAATTAGTTCTGAAATCTTTTGTTTCTTATTTTGTTGATTATCATAGATATTTTTAAATAATCCACTAAGATTTTTGCCAGGAAATAATTCAAAATTTGTACTCATAATTATACCATATTAGTTGTATATAAATATAGTAAACGAAAAAACCTCACTTTTTAGGGTGAGGTTTAATCTTGAACGCGTTGTAGAATTAATATAATTCTTACTTCTTAATGATATGATATAGTACAAAAGCCCCTACAAGTCCTAACAGACCCTCAGCACTCAAACTTCCTAATATGTCCATAATGTTACCAACTACTGATACTTCTGGCCAAAAAGGGATGTTTGCACCTGAGAAGAGTACTTCAAGTACAACTCCAAAGGCGATGAAACTGATACCAATTTTTGTTAATTCTTCGGCCCAAGAGCCTATTTTTTTCAAAAATTCCATATTGTTCTCCTTTTGTTTTAATTAAATGTAAATAACTTTTCCATCTTGCAAAACTAAGGGATATCCACTCAATAACTATGGTATATATAAACAAAAAAATTTTAATATATATTGAAACATCAATTAGAGGGTTGTATTGTGGATTTATATATTTATGTACAAAAAAACCCAACCGAAATTCGTTGGGTTTCTATTCTAACCAATTTGTTATACGATTAGAGATTTCCGAGGTAATTTATAACTTAAAATAGTTTCCTCTATCTACAAATAAGTATATTTTAGTTAAAGAAAAGTTTAAAGAATCTTTTTACGAACTACATAAGAACCAAGTATCAACACATCCATCTCACAATTTAAAAATGTTTTTATTGCATCTTCTGGTGTAAGAACCATTGTTTGGTCTTTTAAATTGAATGAAGTATTAATTACAATTGGAAATCCATTTAGTTTTTCTAGTTCACCAAGTAGTTGATAAACATATCTAGCTCTTGTGTTTGTTAGAGTTTGAACTCTTGATGATTTATCTACATGAGTTATAGATGGTAATTTCTTTATAAATCTATCAACTACTTTTACTACTTGATTCATATATGGTATATCAGAATCATATTCAAAGTAAGTAGTTAATGATTCTCTTTTACATATAGGAGCAAATGGTCTGAATCCTTCTCTTTTTTTAATTACTTTATTTAATCGAGATTTCATTTGAGGGTCACATGGATTTGCGAATATACATCGACTTCCCAATGCTCTTGCACCAAATTCCATTCTTCCTTGAAACCATCCTATAATATTATTTTCAGCTATCAGTTCAGCAGTATAAGGTATTAGTACATCACTCGGTTTCCATTCATAGTAAACATCTAAATGATAATCATTAAGTGCTTTTAACATATCTTGTTTACTATAATCAGGACCTAAATATGGATTAGTATTATCATGTCTATCAATATCAATACCTTTGTAAAAACTTTCAAGAGCCACGCCAATCGAAGAACCAGCATCTGATGGAGCTGGTGGTATCCAAATATTTTGAAACTTTGTTTTTTCTTTTATCTTACCATTTGCAGTTCCATTATAAGCACAACCCCCACTTAAACATAAGTTAGGTGTTTCTGTTATTCTGTATAATCTATTTAATAATTTAAAGAAATACTTTTCATATTGAAATTGTACCGATGCAGCTAAATCTTTATAATCTTGTGTTAGTTCTTCTTCTGGTAATCTATTTGATATACCCAAGTATTCTGATAGTTTTGAATTAAACATATGGTCATCAGACCAATCGTATTCAAAATAATTCATATTTAATTCATATCCACCATCTTTAGTAGAATAAATTATATCTTCAAATTTTAAATTATATTTTTCAGGATTACCATATGGAGCCAATCCCATAACTTTATACTCACCCTCGTTTGGTTTGAATCCTAGGAAAGCAGTAAATGAAGAATAAAACATTCCCAATGAATGTGGGAAATCTATACTTTGTAATTCTTTTATTTTATTTTTATCTCCATAAGATAAAGAAGTTGTTTTCCATTCACCAACACCATCTACTGATAGTATTGCTGATGTTTTAAATGGAGAAGTGTAGTAGGTGTATGATAGGTGAGAATCATGGTGGTTACCAAAAATAACGTTGGTATTCTTACCTTTATATTTATCTATATTTTTATTTAATAAATTATAAGATTCGGTATTTCTGTTTATTATTTTTTTTCTATTGAAATATTTCCAAATACCTCCTCTTTTTGTAGATTCTGTAATTCTATCTAATTTCGTTATTGGGTTTTCGTAAAAACATATCTCAGATATATCTTCTTTGGAAATATTAAATTTATCAAAAAACCAATTTAAAGTATTATGTGGAAATGATGAATCATGTTTTATACCTGTGAATCTTTCTTCCTCACAAGCAGCGATAACTTTACCATCTTTAACTAAACAGGCGGCTGAATCGTGATAACCACAACTTATTCCTATAACATATTTTACTTTCATTCTTTATAAATATTCTTCGTCTATATATTTGTTGGAATCAAAAAAAGTATCTTTGGTTTCTTCAATATGACCGTGTTCTAAATATTGGTTTAATAATCTTTTCTGATGTTGTTTCATTGTATTTACAACTTTAGTAATGTAATGAGTTTTACAATCAGTCATTTCTCTTATAAGAAGATATAAATGTTTTTTATTAAAATTTTCTATATGTTCACTTCTACGAAATAATTCTAATATTGCATCCGCAATTTGAATATCTCTTTTTTTACTAAAAACAGTAGTTAAGTTTCTATCCCAATAGCCTAACATTATTTCTTTGAACTCTTTAAATTCATTTTTTTCTTCAGCTTCGTAATGGTCATTTTGAGGATTCCAAGTTTGTGGCATTTGAGATAATAATGAATTTTGTTTCCATCTTTTATAGTTACCATTATTTTTCAATATCAAATGATTTTTTGCAATAATTGTAAAGTAAGAAAAAGCCCTTCCCTTACCTTCTTTAAACATATGCATTTTTTCTACCATAGTAGAAACTACTTCCATTTGTACATCTATTTTTGGTACATCAAAATACGAAAACTTAAATGTATTCATAACATTTTCTGCTAGTTTTTCAAATGGATATTTAATTCTTTCTTCGTAAATTTTAGACCTTTCTTCAAAGTCCTTTGATTTGTTGTACTCTATTATTGCTTCTTGTGCTGGTGTTCCAAAATATATTTTGGATTTTTTTCTTCTTTTTTTTGGCATATTATATTTTGTTATCTAGAGTTTCTATTATTTTTTTTATCTCACTAAACGAAACTCCAACTTCATCATCTTTTTCAAATACTTGTTTATTATCTAATCTTCTCATATTTTCAAGAGAAGTTTGAATTCTAGTTCGTATAGAAGTTATTGTTTCAATAAGCCTATCTTCAAGTTGTTCATTTTGTTTTAATAAGTTTCTAACACCTACTAACAAAATAATATTTAGTATTACTGAAACTCCTATAATAATGTTATAGGTAGTAAGTAGTTCT